ATCGGCTTCAAGTCGGGGCGTCTCCGTTATGACTACCCCGCAACCAGTAATTAATTCCACTGCTGGTCTTTCTACAGCTGGCTCCAGCTATACGGGCACCGAGGGCAAGCAGGTCATCGCTGCCAACCAAAACATTGAGTCATCTCTCCCCTCCCGAATGACTCGTTCTAGCGTTAAAATGAGCGCTATCTCTTTCCCCCGGCTGACCACCATCCCAGCCGTCCTCATAGCCGATTGGCTATTTTTCTTTTTGTTTTTCCTTTGTAATTCTTTTTACCCCACTTTCAAAAATGTTTTTGACTTTACCTTGTTTTCTTCCACCACGCTCTTTATCCTATTGGTATACATCATGTTTGCATTTTCTACCGCATATGTGTTTTTACTACCAATAGGAACTAAGTGGTTAAAACTGGAAATATCCCTCTCTCGGCAGCTCCACCAGGCTCATAAATTACCCTCTTCAGATGGGATAACCTGGCGGATAGCTTACTACAACGGTTATAACGCACGCTGTATCTGGACAACTTTAATAAATCTAGGTGCCACCCCGAGCTCACTCCTTAACACCAGGATTACTCCGTGGACTATTCGACTCCCTCAAATAGCCACGCGTGGACTCCCAGGTTTCCTCCCAGTGTACAGCGGCTTTATCAACGGTTATAGACATCTATCTGCTTATCCTTTCGAAGGGGCCCATTACGGCCTGTCACCGGTTGCTCTCGGAGCTTACGACTTCTGGGCCGAGGCCGAATCGACGCCAGCCGGATCGTTCTACTCACCACCTATCCCAGCTTTGGGAGGGGTGCGGGTCGTTCTCACCGAAGCTGCAATCGAGGCCGTCGCCCCAGACGTTCGCTCGTGGGACTTTTCCGTTATACCTACGGGCGTGGTAGACCGGAAGATAGCCTGGAACGCTGATAACGCTGATTCGCTTATCACTACCCACCGTAGCAGTGAATATGAGCGACATTTTCCTCAGCGTAACCAAGCACAGGTTAACGTTGAAACGTTCTCCGATACCATGCGGTCCATCCTCTTCTTCTGGCAGGGCCTATCCGATGGCCTTGGCTTTTTACGCGCCAATTACGAAGATAGGTCCTGGGCGTCTAAGCCTGTTACCCGCGCTCCTTCTGCTCGTTTCGCCGATCTAGCAGGCCTCATGGCTGAGCAGATTGACGAAGGTGCCCTGACTATGGGCCAGAAAACCGTGAGTTTCATTCGATTCATGAGCACACGTGGTAACCGAATGATTCCAGGTTGGGAAGGTGGGGATCGCCTTCGCGGGCTGGCTCTACGCAACTTCGCCCGCACGACTCGCCAACACCAAGATTATCGGGCGATTGCATACAGGCTTTGGTCTCGTTACCTTTTTGGACGCACTGTTGAGGACGTCCAGGCATGGAATGCTCGTCGCCGGGGTTCTTACGTTAACCTTACCCCCCACGTCGAACAAATCGGTGCGCACTCAGCCATTCGTTTCATTCATGCAGGCCCCGTTATTGGACAAAATGCCGTTTCCCCTGAGGCAGAAATGTGGCTCCCCGGAGCACAGAGTAACCTACGGGAAGGCTTTGCCCAATTCATCGACGCTGAGGGTTTTACGGAACATGAGCTAGTCGAGTTACTTTCAGCCATCGACCCGATGACCGATGCTAACCGGCTAACTCTCCGCCGCGGCGCCCGAGGTGAACGCCATGATGGTGATGAGACACGCCATTATGTTTTTGGACCAACTCGCCATATTCACGCACCCCGTACGACCCAGATATTTGTCCATATGGGGAATAACCCTAACCGGTTTTCGCGTGCTGCCCAAGGCCGAATCCGGGGCGCTGTACATATGGCCCCTAATCCCAACGATATTGCTAGTGTCCTTAACATACTAGCAACTCGGCACGGTGCGGGCGATGACATTCTTTTTGGGCTCGAAGCCGCTATGTGGCGCTACCGCTCTTTTAAGTCGGAGTTCTTCAAGGGGTTACGCAACAACGCCCCCCGTAATCGGTTTGTTTACGCCGATTCTAACGTAGAATTGCACCTTCCACGTCCGAACACCGCGTCAGCATACTTTGACACTTTTTACACGCCTGAACCAGTCCCCGCCTTACTTGATGAGACGTTGCAGACTAACACCCCAACGATTGTTAACCATGGCGTGTTACTAGCCCACTGGCGGTCGGTTTCACTATCTTGGGCTGCTTTTGCCTTTTGTATGTTGGGTAGACAATGGACCAATCGACCCATGCAAGAAAATAACCGTATCATTCGTAATCATATAGATGCTATCACTCGCACGTATAATTACGATAAAATTACGCAATGGTCTTCAGCTTTCGCTAATGCTATGGGTCTGCAATACGGTTTCGCCCCCACCCAAGATACCAGGTCTACCGAAGCCGGATTTGTCATCAATTTCTGGCGGGATTTCCAAGCGCCTGTCATGTCAAACCATTACCATGAATTACATGGTATGCGTTTCATGCCCACGTTCCAGGTTTTACCCTACTTCGATAACGACGCGTATTCTTCACACGTGTCCTGGCCTGAGGGAAAAGCTAATCCGATACCCGCCGAAGAAGCTTTTACTGGCGAAGTTCTACTAGCCGGTGATCGTGTCCGCTTCCCCTGGTGGGCTTGGCTATTAGGAGGCGGGCCTAGCCGTAACGCACAGTTTTACGCTGCACAAGGCACTCAGAATGGCTGGCGTTATGAAGGCAATCACACTCAGGATTTCTCGATCCTTCGAGCACAGGTACAGACGGCTTATGGTTTTGCACAAGCGCCAGCCGCACAAGCACCTATCTGGATGGACGGGGTCCAGACTCCTTTTGCTGACTTCCTTCTCCCTGGACAGCTTCCGGAGTTCAATATGGCCCAGAATATTTCCTATGAGTATGGCGTGCGCCTGAACCGGGACAACACCACTCCTACTATTAGCCACCGTTGGTTTCTGAACGCAAAACAGGAACCACATCAGTCCCTGATGGTAAATTACATACATCCAACCAGGGACAACCGCGCTATTGACTCACTCCTTGACTACTCGACAGTTTTCTGGGAGTCTGGTAATGTATACTCTGGTATGACACTTGAGAAACACGAAAAACCCACTTATGAGGTTGACTCCAGTTTCGACCCGTCAGCCAGGCTTCTCAAAGGTACGCACTTTCAATGGCCTGCGGGGCGGCCCGATCCGCAACGGAATATTGAACATTCACGGATAGCCAAACGTGGGGATACTAAACGCCCTACTCCCGGCGCTGACGTGGCTAGGGTGTCAACACCGATTAGACAGCCTAAAGTCACGTTCTCGCCCAAAAATCCTGAATTCCTTGAGGATCTACCCCCCATGGATGAGCACACCGTTACGGTTGATTCCAATGGCATGCATTTGGATGGTGACACCGCGACTAAAACCGAGATCCCTTTAATGAGCGGTGCCGCTAGTGGCTACGATTACGACTTGGAAGTCGAACGGGCCAAGCAGCTTGATGACGCGTTCCAGGACTTTCTAGCGAGCCAATTAGCGGAACAAGCTAGTTACAAACGCGCTCGTTGGGAACGTGACCAGGCTCGGCTCGCTGCCACCCAGAGCTACCCACGACGTACGCCGACTGTTCGCAAGCAGGCATATACGCCCTCGCCAACTAAAGCTCCTGCTACGGCTGCCAATTTGGGTGAAGCTGCCACGTTCCCTGCCCAAGGTCGTTTCCCTGTAAGGCCATCTGACAACGTTGTGCCGAACGATTCCGCGGCAGGTACTGCCCAGGCAGACGCCAAAGCCCTACCTACGCCCCGGCCACCGGTTCCCCCACCACCCACTAACTCGGGTAATGTTACCCCCTATTTTCCGTCTACTGCTTCATTCAGGACGCCGGTCCCACAGGGGATCCGGAAGAGCGCGCTTAAGAAATCTGTTAGCGAACCCAAGAACGTCAGTTTCTTTGATTCAGCAACAGATAGACCTGCACGAGCTCTCGGGTCAGGTCTAGGCTATTCCGCTAAAACCAGGATTACGCCACCTAGAGTTAGCGCCGCTCCGAGTACCACCAACCCTCAGATCGAAGCTCAGCGGTCTGAGAGAATAGAACAGGGCCTACCCGGCGAGCCAGCGTTACCTCCGCCCATTACTGACGCGCCTCCACTAACAGAGGAAATGGGTTTAGACCCTTTGCCCTCCAGTAACTCTCATTCGGATAATACTGACGACCCACCACCTAGTGCGCAGTCGGAAAACTAGTCTGGAACGCTAGTAATTCGATCCTAGCAACTGAGCGTTCCATCTATCTACAAAGCCTAATTCATAAAAGCCAGCTTTTCGGCCAATATTTGGGCATCGCTAGGTATCTTGAATACCAAAGCGCTCATGTGTTTAAAATGAGCGGACTTTCCAAATCATCAAAGCGTTTTGAAGGTGCATATTTCTTCGATTACATGGAAATTTATTCTACATATAATCTTGATAAAGCACCGACCGACGAGGAATCGGCCGCCGCTGCTTACATAATGATATACCCTACACCCTCAGCGGTTTACGACTTCATCCCCGTTCCCGCGCGCGGTGATGCTCCAGAAAAAGATATAACGGCACGGTCTATCGATAACTATTGGAATTCTCGCTATAAGCACGGCACACTTTCCTCTACCGGGCTACAGATCGTTAATAATTCGGAAAATGTTCCTTTTTTCTCTAGTGGGAAAGGGGCGTATACATATTTTCCCAACCACGGAACCCTTGAAGGCTGTTGCGCATATCGGATTTTAAGAGTTTTAGGTATAGTTGGCCGTTTGGACCCCCTTGGAGATAGGGCCTCTGATGATTACAAGCTAGGTATCCCCAAGTATAAGTTTATAACCTTGCTCAGCCGGATCCACCCAGATCTTTTGTCGGTTTACGATTTAGGCGATGTTCACGATCATCATGCAGCCACTTGGAACATCATACGTTCTCGAACTTTCCTATGTGGTGCACGTAATAATCGTACACCTTTTGTTTTATTCCTAAGCGACCAACACGTTAGCTATGCGATTAAAAGCGGGAGTTTTGATATGCGCACCCTAGAACAGAGGGACGCAGCCCACGCTCACGATAGGTATGTTATAACACAACGGCTTATAGAGAAATACCCTACCAATGCGGGTCGGGCAGGCGGAAAAGTTCTTATGGACTTCTCAGCACTGAGTGCAATTTGGACTCTGCCTGGGGTTCCAGCCTTAGCCGGGATGCTAGCTTATAGTGATCAGGACTGGGAGCAAGTAATCGCACTTAATATAATGCTCTTGCCCACACTCACTAGCACTGGAAAGGATCTTGCGTTATGGTTAACGAGTAGTAGGATTGCCACCCTCCCCTTTGTACAGGCAGCTAAAGTTTTTAAAGACCTTCACTCACACTCACGCATGACAGGTCGGTTGATTGAATATCCACACATACCTATCCTTATCGCGCCGGATCGCACTTGGGCTAACCAACTATATGGTTTAGACACAACCCCAGGGCGATCTGAGCTATTTGAAACAAATTTCGTTAATGAATTACTGATGCGAATGGCGGACCCTGTCTTACGCGCAGTCCCAGTCATTGACCAAGCATCTGGTAGGTTGATTTTTGATAAAAAGAAATATCAGACATTCATGCATGAATCAGTCCGGGAGCGGGTAGCTGAACTTATCTTACCACGGACTTCAGTCACATCTTTCGCTACTTTTTACGGAAAACGAATGTTCTGGGGTGCCAGCGGAGGTGCGCCTGGCGCCAGCATTAAATGGCCCGGTGAGAGAAAATTACGGTTAAATAAGCGTGGCGCACTCATTGACATACCAGAGATAGCCATCCGCGAAGTTTGGGATAAAGCAGCATCAGCAATCCAGTACTCGAAGAAGGCTTTCAAGTACGAAAGTGGAAAGATGCGCTATATACTAACTACCACTGTCTACCACTTCATTATCCAATCGTATTTACTTAGCAATTTTGATAATAATACCTCGAGCACTATTTGGTACGCCTCTGCTCACCATGCCGCGGCGCGCATAGCCAACCATTTTCGCCGCACCTTGGGAATCCGCAAACGCTTTGCACTAATGTGGGATTTTTCAGATTATAACCTTAACCATACTTTTGAAATGATGTCAGCTCTTTTCTCAGAGGTAGCCCGCGTCTTAATGGATAGGGCTGCAACTGAAACTGCACCTTCAGAATTACAGCAAGCTCAGTCGGACATCGCCGCTGCACTAGCTTACATTAAGAATGCACGCGAAAATACGTATTTGGCAGACGATGACACGAAGGTCGTAGCCCGGATCGTTCGAGGTTTGCAAAGTGGTGAACGCGCAACATCATTCTCTAATAGTATGTGTAATGCTGTAGACGCCACGATTGCTGATAAGGCTGCACGCTCTCTCTTGGGTTACGGCCTTATCGACCACCAGGGTGATAGATCAGGTGATGATGTCTTTTTGGACATGCACTCAGCGCATAAAGCGGTAATGTTATGTTGTTTTTACAATCTTATAGGGGCAGCAGGTCAGTTATATAAAATCACCGCTGAGTACCCCATGACAACTGATGGTAACCACGGGGCGCGCGGTGAGTTTCTACGATACTCGTACGACGCCCTATCAGGTACGGTCCATGGTTACGCGATCCGGGCATTATCTGGTTTCACGTCTGGCGAATTTTTTTGCTGAGACAATCCCAGCGGTATTTTCTAGAGGGGCTACCGTCCTAGAACAAGTAGCCAAACTAGAACGCCGAGGAGCGATCATCCCCCATACACTAGTCGCACACCAAATTATGAAACTGACCTCCCTAGTGTTAACTGCATCCTCGGGCAAAAAAACAAGGGTGTCAGTGCCTGAAAGGGCAATACTAACCCCAGCTTTTCTAGGGGGGATTGGCGTCACTGTCTCGAAGGACTCAGGATCTTTATTGTCCCAGACGGAGGAGTTCATTAGTTATCCGACGACTGATAAGTATTTGTCGTCGCGGACTGCCTTGATTATCCCAAGTGGTGAAGGGAAATCCACGCTAGCTAACTTATTTCCAAGCGTCTTTTGTGACCATGATAAGTTGATTTCACACGTACAACATACAATTAACGTTGCGCATGCAACAGCGAGTGGTGATTGGACAGCAGTGAATAAGTATTTACGTGGGGCAGTCCCGCCTAAAGGTCGGGTTTTATTAACTTGGGGACTAGACACTATGCCACCCGGATATAGGTCTCTTGGTGCTATTCTGTTGGCACGCCCAAGTGGTTTACGAGCTAACAAGCAAAATCGGCAAGCTATTATTTCCCGCATGAACCAATCGAATGTTCATTACGTTGACGGTCACCGTCGGCAAGTCCAGAAAGCAATGGAATTGGCTACTAGCGCTAATCCCTCAATTGCTGATCGTGTTCGCATTACTGGTTATGGCAACCCGGAACCTCAACCGATTTTTAAGGTAGAAATACCTAATCCAGGAGCCATTCTGCGGCGTTCAAAGTTCGAGTCTATTGATTGGTCCACCCTCCACCAATACAAGATGAGGCGCACGCGCGAGATGGATGCGGCCATTCTAGAAAGTGGCCTGAGTGGTGCTCTCCCGGGCACGGAATTACGCCGGTCCACTACGACGTACGTAAACTCAGCCCAGCGCTGGATTAACGGCCTCCAAGTGGTATCGCAAGATGTCCAGGTGGTGAGACCTACTCCCATCATTTTACGGTCCGCCGCAACCACGATGCTCTCTAGCCTGGGTTTTGTACTCTAGGAAAGCAGCGCAGGCCCACTCCCCGTCGGCATCTCACTCGACCCCTTAGGTTACCCACGCGCCATCCGAATTATTCATACTTATGGATCCTTCGAAAGATTGATCACCCCCTTAGGCTTCTCTCTAGGGGGCGTTTTAAGGGCGGCGTTAGCCCAGGTTCCCAACTTAGGTTACGAATCGGCTGAGTATGGGCGCCTCTTAGGCTTAGTCCGCCTTGGTTTGGGCGGTCCTGGCCAACGGGGACTTCACCCCGTTCTATCAAAAAGGAAAGAACGTAATGTTCTTTCTTTTATGGAGGTATTCCTCGCGCGGCACGCAACTGCCACGCAAGGGGTCCAGCAGGCGGTTGCAGATTATGTTATGGGTAATTGGGACCTACTTCCGCCACTCAATAAGTATGGTTTAGGGGGCGACGTTCTCTCCTTTTGTCGAGACGTAGTCCTCCATTCAATTGAAAATGACATTCAATACTACCAGACCATGCTAGCCCTTCCACCACCGGCTCGAGCCGTTAGTATATACGTAATGGAACAACTTATCCATGCGTATTACCATAAGCACGTCGCCACTCACCTAGGTGTTTTTATAGGTGATTAGAGACTCTCCAGTCAACCGTACATGGTTGTCTAGACTTGAGTACCTGAGGAAATGAGTGACGCCATTTCTCGAGCCCGCAGGCTTTTCCCGCCCAGCAGCCGAAGCCCTCCGAGAGGTAAAGTAGGATTTTTATCCGAAAACTCCCTGGGGGTAGTAAACTACTGGCCAAGTTAAGCTCTGGGGACTGTAAAGTCAGGGGGCGTTTGAGTGGCTATCACTCGCCCGGTCATATATTTAAGCTGGGCTGGCAAGCCCGTCCATAGCGTGACTTCTCTCCACCAAACCTTGCTCACCCAAGGAGGGAACGATCTGCTGTAAAAATGGACAGTTTGTGTGGGCCACGCTTAAGGTAACAAAACTGAGGCTGGTGGGGATCTAGGCATTTACGAACATGTCTCTCAAACCACTCCGGCTAGGATACCTGGGTAGTCTTCTTTTAGATGTAGATCCAGGCGCGTGGTCCCGGTGGAATCGTACTCGCAGAAGGATTTATTCCGAGGTAGCTGTACCACCGACAACCCCATTGACAAGTACCATCCCGCTACTGCGGGGGCTGTATTAAAATGAGCATCTGCCGGCTGTATGGCCGGGATAACAAATTCACAAGGTCTCACTTTTTGAGAGAGGGTAGGTACGCCTTGACCCTCATTTTATGAGAAAGTCGAATAGGAACATCCCTATTCTCTGGTCTTAAAATGGGCGCCTGGGGTCCCGGGGCGCGATAGAAATACCACCAAACACTTCCTCTTGGAGTCGCCCAGTCGTAGTGATATGGGCACATGACACTCCTGTTGGGTAACGGGCTTAGTACGCCCGGTGTGCTGGAATGTGAGCTGCTTACTCGCGCCAGTGCTATCGTAACGTGTACACTAATGTTGCAGCATGTACACGGGAACGAGCCTTATGTCGACCGGGTTAACTACCGCAATCGACCGCTAAGGTGGACAGACTGACACCAACAGGCGTCTTTGATTAGACGGGAGCAAACAGTCGGCTCGGGAAATAAGAGTACCGGGTGATGTGTTCACTATCGGCTTCAAGTCGGGGCGTCTCCGTTATGACTACCCCGCAACCAGTAATTAATTCCACTGCTGGTCTTTCTACAGCTGGCTCCAGCTATACGGGCACCGAGGGCAAGCAGGTCATCGCTGC